CTCTTCCCTTGGAATTCGGGGAAGGCATCATCTAATAGATGGACTCTGTTCAGTTGTATAATCAACCATACAACTGTAACTTAGCGGTCGAGAACAAACCGCGATAAGCAGAAAAATCCTGCTTTATAGTAGCGAGAGCACACAGCAAAGGCATAACGGAATAAGTCAAATTCCAACGTCTTTGCACTGCACTATCGAGCGCATGTAGGTTAACCATATCATCGTAACCTGCAAGCGTATCACGAAGCGATTCGTGCTTCGCAACAAAATCATCCTTCGTGTTAATATCGCGACCCAATGTTTCAGCGACCTTAACGGGATCACGCATGAACCGAATTCCGTTTGGTGTAGCAATGATATAATGAGAACAGAAGTAACCGTGATCATTAATCAACGCCTTAGCAACCAAATTGAACCTGAAAGCCATTTCATGCGAAACGCGAACGAGATCAACCGGGACATAAGTTTCGGGATACATCGCCACAAGCGAATCATCGCCAAGAAGCATCATATATGCAATACGATCCAGATCGACTGCAGCATATATATCAACAAGAGTGAGCAAATTGACAATGGTATTGCCAAGAGTCGTCGTAGCATCACCGGACTTTCGTTGATGAGCAAGTTGCGTCTTAATACCATAACGTGAGTCGATAGCTACAGTGTCAACGTGACCAGATACCCATCTAGTCATATCTTCATCAGTAACACCAAGCAACGACATAACAACCCACTCCAGCATCAAACAACGAACGCCCTGATTCTTGTCATAACTCTTAAAATCATTCTCAAGATAGACCATACGTCTACCGAAGCTCTCATACCGACCAAGAAACTGTTCGATCTGATCATGATTTTTTCGAGTATTAACAAGTATACGCGGGTCAAGAATAGAAGTCAATCTCCTCATAACTTCCATAGCAATCGGACTGAACCACGCATTAATCGGACCCTTGTGGTATATAACTGTCTGAGCCTTGCGTAACTCGCTAGTATCTTCCATACCAGGCTTAACCGTACGCTTAGTCATATACTCGTAACAGTCAATCGCTAAATCATCAAGGGTAAAGTCCATACCCATATAACGTTCAACTTTTTCTGGACTCAGACGCGACACCCAATAACTCAAATTATCCTCATTGAGTAGCACCGGATTCTTGGCAAAGTTCTCAAGAAGGTCACGCGCATGTGGAACGCACGCACGATCAAGAAAGTTGTTTATCACACGATTGACCATAACCGATAAGTGTGCAGACTCTTCCACGCAATCTGAATCAAGGTTACGTTTAATCAAACCATTAAGCGCATCAACAGTCGACGGCGGGCGATCTTGCGGCACACCAGTAATCAACTTCGCCGAATACACTTCCGGTATACCAACCCCATCCTTCGCACTCATGGTAATTTGCATACCCGTAGTAGCTACCCTTGCATCCCAGTCGCACACGGTCATATCGAACGCGTCCAGCGACGTCTTCTGCTCAACCATACCAGGAAACATTCTAGCATAGATTTCCTGAATATCGCTAAGCGGATCATCAGAGCATAATACTTGTTCGTGCTCAATATGTTCGACGATATCAGCAGATGCCTCAATCAACGGCATAATCTCAGACGTGTCAAACACATCACCTTCATCAGCTATCTTCTTAACCAACGACTGCCTCGATTCATCAAGAGTAACCGATCCTGAATCATCGCTATCCCCATATGTAACCAGCGGCGCGGTACCATGCTCAGCATCATTGTGCACGTCTGCATCAACACAAGCAACTGTAAGTACATCAGTACCCCACTTCGCCACGCTAGTCGTCGCGTGTCTAACGCGTTCAATCAACGCACTCGTAGAATTAGCAATACGAGTAATTAGCGCGGGTTTATCAACGAACACCGACAATGTGCTGCGATCCCCGTACGACGGATTTAGCACAATTCCCGATAGTGAACGAATCGAACGATACACCAAGATATCATCGCTGATTTCATAGGGTTTTATTTTTTTTATAGTAGGCACCAGAGGATAAGGTTCAGCACGACTCTGCACAAGTTCACGTAACTTATCCGACAAAGCACCTTCATACGTGGCATAGCCAGTAACCATACTATGATATAACCAAGACGCAACCATAGACGTCGCCGACTTATGCACTAGCTGATCAAGCATAGACATAGTAGCCTTAACACGGTTAAACACCATAGCATCGTCGTAACGCATCTGATACGCCAATATGAACAACACATAAGCAAGATGCTGCAGCTGATCCGCCGACATATGATATGGCTGCTCAACACGTACGCAGTCAACGATAACACGCGACGACACTTGTTGAAGACGACGATAAACTACTTCGTACGATAACTTACCCTTCGGCAGGCTACACGCCATCACAAGAACATTGTAAATGAGCGGCGCCGGAGCAAGAAACTCATACGGTTCATAGTTACGCGGGTCACCTGGATCGACAACAGCCTCGGACATATACGGAGACTCAAACGAACGACGTTTGAGACGATACGAACGTACCAGATACATACGAGTCTTCATGTTATCAAGCCACAGCACGTGTTTGAGCGTATCGCACGTATCACCGCTAAGACGTGCATCACTGCCAACATCCTGCATACGAATAAAATGCAAACTACCGCGTTTATCCATCAACTCACAGATAAACGTTCGCTGACCCAGCGTTATCGAATTCGCACGCGCATAATGCATATATTGCGTATACTGTACTGGAGGCATTATCGGCCCATCTTCAGTGTACATAACCATCGTATCAGACGTACGATCGATTCGCACACTTATATTCAAATCATCAAATCTGAAATCATCCTCAGACATCATACGAGATGAATATAAAAAGAACCCATACACACGCGATGCACCGCGCTTAAGCGCTAAACCGGCAACCTGAACAAGTGGAACGAAGTGAGTTATCAAATCAACAAGAATAACTCCAGCTTCGACCGTGCAGGTAGACGGAGACACACATACACGTTTCGGTGTATTGGATAGGAAATCGGTCAAATGCGAATACATACGATTATCGCCACCAGCGACAATCCGCATGCGATCCCGCATACTACGGATATCGAGCATGCTCGTATAAAACTGAACGTAATCCTCATCGTACGTCATCGGCACGCAAACATGAACATGTTTACGACCAGCTTTAACAGCATCGGTGAATTGGTCCGTAACCTCGATCACCTTATACGGACGACCGCGCAATAACATGTACAACGCTTCGCGCGCCATTTGACTAACAACCCTAGACAGGCCATTAACAATGGTACGAACCGATCTGAATTCACACTGGAACTCATCAAACATGCTATCAATAGCAGTCATATCCGAAGGACTCAACGCAACCGTAATAATACGACGATTAATACGTTTAGGTCCTTCCGCGTCTTTCTTCGACGCCTCAACGCCACGCAACGGCATGAGAGCTGCATGCATACTACGATCAATTTGTGCATACAGAGGAGAGCCAGTATCGGACAATTGCATGCGCACTATCTCACGTTTCGCTCGGGAACCGATTCCGAGGAGCGAACAGAGTAGTCTGGCTGCGCCGCAAGAACTATCGTCTGAAGAGCCGATAGGTAAGGTTGTGGTACCTAGATTTATGTCAAGTTGGGGCATGGGTGGTTGTGTGGTCACGACGGTGTAACACCGGCACTATTGTTGTAAAGAAAC